TCACAGCGTCTCGGCGTCCACTTTTTGTCCACGCAGGCGCTTTGGCTTAGGGACCGGAGTGGTGACTGACACGTACATCCAGCCCTCGAGATACCCATCTGGTGTCTCTGCTTCTACGCGATACCACCCCTTATCGTTGTATCCGAGCACCTCAACCGGATGCGCAAACGGCAGCGAAGCGATGGACTTGCTTTGCGTAGTTGGTTCAGCGCGGAGGTTTGCTCCTTCGCGGTTGACCATGCGCACATCAGCAAGCAGCACTCGCTGTTCGTTATTGAGTTGCGCTGCCCGTTCATGAACATCCGCAGGCGCAGAAGCGCCCGACATCAACGTAGTCAAAAATGCGTATGCCATGTAGGTGTTGAAGATGCGAAGCAGCATGTCCCAATACACCAAGACTTGAACGTAGACCGAGTGTAAGCGTTGCATCGCGGTTGGAGGCAGCTTCGCCACCTTACCTTCTGAGATCGCTTGAACAATCTGCAGGTCAACGCTGCGAATCGTATCAACCTCAAGCTCGGCAAAATCACCAACATCAAGGCTATCGAACCGCGCGACGCGCTGCGCTTTGGTATCCGACTCTTGAGTGTAAGTGGCGCTTGCCAAGTAGCTGGCAAGAACAGATTCGCTCAGCAACCCCTGGTACGAACCTGCAACGACCGCCAGCTCTGCCTGTATTCGTGTGCCGCCGCTCAAGCTGGAGAGCTGGCTATGAAACTCTTCCAAGTACGACGGCTGGGTGAGCTCTGCCATCCGTGCCTGAATACTCGCCAAGTGCGACGACCGAGTCATCTCCTCCATTCGAGCCTGGATATCCGCCAGATGCGATGACCGAGTCACCTCCTCCATCCGGGCCTGAAATTCCGCCAAGTGCGACGACCGAGTCACCTCCTCCATCCGGGCCTGGATATCCGCCAGATGCGATGACCGAGTCACCTCCTCCATCCGGGCCTGGAATTCCGCCAAGTGCGACGACCGAGTCACCTCCTCCATCCGGGCCTGGAATTCCGCCAGGTGCGACGACCGAGTCACATCCTCCATTCGAGCCTGAATGTCCGCCAGGTAATGCGGTCGGGCGAGCGCCTCCATTTGCTGTTGGAATTTCGTCATCGCATCCATTCGAGCATTGAAGTCTGCCAAGTACGAAGGCCGGGCCAGCCTCTCCATCTGATCCTGGAAGCTATTGAGCTTATCCATCTGAGCTTGAAAGGAGGGCGGGAATGGCGGGCGAGCCAGCTGATCTAACCGATCCTGAAGGTCAGCGAGCGCAGACGGGCGCGCCATTGCAGGCATCCGCTCACGCAACTCATCCATGGATATACCACCGAGCTTTTTGAGCGTCCCGTTATCGAGGTCGAACGGCTTCTTCTTGTCAGTCATGGGCGCACCCGTGCTCACCAGGACTACCGTCCGGGGTGATCTGTTTGGCTAGAGGGTTGAGTCGGACCACATCAGCCAAATGCCCGGGGCTGAAGTGGGCGTATTTCTGCGTCATGGCCAGGGTGGCGTGACCCAGGACGCGCTGCAGGGTCAGGATGTCGCCGCCGTTCATCATGTAGTGGCTGGCGAAGGTGTGGCGCAGGACGTGGGTGAGCTGGCCGTCTGGCAGCTCCAGGCCGATCTCTTCCACCACATCGCGGAATTTCGAATAGCTGGGCTTGAACGGCAGGGCTTTGGCCAGCCGCTCCTGCAGCTGGTCGTCGATCGGTACCGAGCGGTTCTTGCTGGACTTCGTCTTGCTGTAGTGAATCAGCCCGTGGCGCACCTGGCGGGGCTGTAGTTTTTCGGCCTCACCCCAGCGGGCGCCGGTGGCCAGGCATACCTCGGCGATCAGCCGCACGTGCGCGCTCTCATCGCCCAGGCCGGCCAGCAGCTCGGGGATCTGCTCGGCGCTCAGATAGGCCATCTCCGCTTCGTCAAACTTCAGCGGCCGCACCTTGGCCAAGGGGTTCTCCCCTTTCCACTCGCCCAGGCGCTCGAGCTCGTTGAACACGGCGCGCAGGTAGGCCAGTTCGTGGTTCAGCATGTTGGCGCTGATCGGCTTCGGCTTCTCGTCGGCCTTGCTCAGCCCACGCCCCGGCTTTGCCCTGGTGTGCTTACCCTCGGCACGCTCGGCGCGGTAGGTCGCAAAGTGGTTGGCGGTGAACTTGTGCGCCTTCGGGTCGCCCATGCGTTGCGCCATCGTCAACAGCAGGGCCAGGCGCTGCTCACCGGTTTTCAAGTTCTGGCCGTGCAGCGTGTACCAGAGATCGATCAGCTTGCTTAGCCGGCGCTCATCGAGCTTGGGGGCCTTCTCGAATTCGCCCTTGGAGCCGTCGCCCATGATGCGACGCTCCAGGTGCATGGCCTCGTTCTTCGACTTGACCCGGCGGCGGATCCGCGGACCCGCGCGCCCCTCCGGCCGACAGTCGACGAGCCATTCCCCGGTGTCGAGCTTCTTGATCGACATGGCTACGGCGCGCTGATCTGAGCTTGTTCAGGTAGGTAACCTAAGAGAAGCCAAAGCGCGTACTTCTCATAGCGGGGGTGAGCAGCAATCTTCTGCACTCCCGGCAAGCTAACTTCGAGGCGCAGGTTCGACTCGTACTTTTTGTACGTGCTAATCGAAAGCCCAACCTCAGCGCACAGAACGGCTTGCGTAACCCCCTCTCGCGCCCGGATCGCCTTCAGGCGTTCCGCCAGCGTCATGGCAGCACCGGGCTGATCTGTTCCGATGCGTCTGCGTCATCGGTAAGTAGCCAGAGCGTGTACTTCCTGAATCTGGGGTGGTTGGCCATTTTCATGATTGGGTTAAGCCCAATCTCAATGATTCCCGCCTCGTACTTTCTCCACGTTCCGTGCGGTATAGCCAGCAAGTCACAGAGCTCCGCCTGAGTAAGCCCTTCCCTCTTACGCACCGCCTTCAACTTCGCAGGCCAATCCACATCAATCTCCCTCTTGACTTGTTCACTGCAATGAACATAAATTGTTCCTCGTAGTGAACATTGCTCGGCAATAATTCAAGGAGATTATCAGAATGCAGATCACGATCGACACGCCCTACGTAACAGTCCAGGAGTTCGCCCGCCGTTCCGGCATGTCCGACCGGTCCATCAGGAGAGAAATTGAGCAGGGGAACTACATCATTCGCCCGAAGGTGGAAGGCTCGAAGTCCGTCGTGCTGATCAACATGGTGCACATGGCCGTCGAAGCCGCAGAGCAGGCCGAGCGGATGCGCCAAGCGGACAGTGCCAGCCGCTCAGCCCAGCGCTGAGGGAGATGACCATGCAGTTCGAGGACATCTACCGACTGGACGTCGTCAAGGCCCTGGAGCAAGACCGGGAACTGGACTTCGCCAGCATCAACGATAAGTACCTGCAAAATGGCGTCTGCCCGAGCTGCGGCGAGCGCAAGCTGTTCATCAGCCGCGCCAAGCCGTACCAGCTCAAGTGCAACCGCGAGAACGAATGCCGGTATGAGGAGAAGACGCGGGAGCGCTACAGCTACCTGTTCGAGAATCTGAGCGAGCGCTTCCCCAAGACCGAGGCCAACCCCAACGCCACCGCCGACGCTTACCTGCAGCGCAACCGCGGTTTCGATACCGCGAAGATGAAGGGCTGGTACAGCCAGGCGCGGCGCAAGCTGAAGGACGAGAGCTGGGCGGACACGGTGCGCTTCCCGCTGTGCGACGGCTACTGGGAACGGATCATCGATGCCACCGCGGTAGCCCGTAACGACGGTGACAAAGCTGGCATCAAGTACGGCATGTCCTACAAGGGCAACGGCTGGGTGCCGCCCGGCCAGACCATCGACAAGAGCGACCGGGTCTACGTCGTCGAAGGCATCTTCCACGCCGTTGCACTGCACCTCGCCGGCTTCAAGGCCATCGCCGCGATCAGCTGCGTGAACTTCCCGTGGGACATCGTCGAGGCCAACAAAGGCAAGTCAGTCACCTGGGTCATCGCCCTGGACGACGACCAGGCCGGCCGCAACTACATCCCCAAGTACCTCAAGCAGCTGCGCGACATGCGCGAGCTGGGTTGGGTGGCGCTCGCCGGCGAGCGGGACTGGGACGACGTGTACCGCGATGGCCAGCTGGACGACGCCTTCATGGACGAGGCCTGCTACCAGGGCCGCCTGTTCAGCGCGAAAACGCCGATGAAGAAGGCGTACCTGCAATACCTGCGCAAGCCCAAGGGCTTCTTCCTGGTGGAGTTCAACAACCACCTGTATTCGGCCCGCGTGAACCTCACCGAGCTGCAGAAGGATCTGGACGGTGACGACATCGAGGGCCACAGCCCCGAGTTCGCCAAGCACACCACCCTGTCCCAGGTAGCCAACTGCATCCCGCGCTTCGAATACATCGAGAAGGACGCCGTCACCGGCGAGCAGCGCTACTTCTTCCAGTTCGACTTCCCCAACGCCCGGCAGAGCTGCAAGGAACCGCTGGCACCCAACGCCATTACTGACCCGCGTGGTTTCGCCAAGGCCCTGCTCGAGCGCACGCCTGGCGGCATGTTCGAGGGCGGCGAGCGCGTACTGGCCATGCTCAAGAGTGACTGGCTGCGCGATGTCCGCACCGTCCGCACGCTGCCCTTCGTCGGCTACGACGATGTCAGCGGCGCCTACTGCTACCCCACCTTCGGCATCGCCAAGGGCAAGGAAATCGGCGTGAACAAGCACGGCTTCCTAGACGTCGGGTCTGATGGCCTCAAGACCTCCATGCGCAACTACCCGGTGGTGCGCGGCCAGGAGTTCGACCCTTCCTGGTTCGCCGACTTCCGCGCGGTGTTCAACCTCAACGGCCTGGCCACCCTCAGCTGGTGGACCGGCACCCTGTTCGCCGAGCAGATCCGCGCGCGGCAATCGAGCTGGCCATTCCTGGAACTGACCGGTGTGGCCGGCTCCGGCAAAACCACCCTGCTGCGCTTCCTCTGGCGCCTGGTCGGCCGCAAGGACGAAGAAGGCATCAAGCCCAGCGGCAGCGGTGCGTCGGCGATCGGCCTGCTGCGTGCCCTCGCCGGCGTGAGCAACCTGCCCGTCGTGCTGCTCGAGTCCGACAAGGAAACCACCGACGGCATGGGCCGCACCCTGACCGTCCAGTACAACTGGGACGAGATCAAGCCGCTGTTCGACTACAAGGCCAAGCTGCGCGTGATGGGCGTGCGTAGTGCCAATAGCGACACCGAGTCGCTGATCTTCCGCGGCGCCGTGTGCATTTCGCAGAACACCAGCGTGGACGGCTCCGAAGCCATCATCACGCGGATCGTTTACCTGCACATGACCCTGGACCACCACAGCGACGCGCTGAAGCCGCTGGCCGAGCGGCTGAAAGGCATGGACGTGGATAGCCTGTCGGGCTTCCTGCGCACCGTACTGAGCCAGGAACAGGCCTGGCTGCAGCGCTACTTCGAGGCCTTCCCCAAGTACGAGCGCCGCTTCAGCTCGCTGAGTGGCGTGACCCATAGTCGGATCGCCCTGTGCCACGCCCAGATCATGGCGGCGGCAAAGGCCACCCAGGTGTTCTTCCCCGACTGGACGGATCGCGACCTCGAGCAGTTGGCAAAGCACCTGGACGGGCGTGCCCTGGAACGCCAGCAGCGCATCAGCGCCGAGCACCCCACGGCCTCGCAGTTCTGGCAGATCTACCACTACCTCAACGAACAGGTGGTCACCATCACCGACGCCGACGGCACCCGCGAGGAGATCCGCGAAACCCTCAACCACAGCGCCGAGAAAGGCCTGATCGCAATCAACCTCGAGCACTTCAACCAGGTCAGTCGCCAGGCCGGGCAAGAAGCCATTCCTTCTTCGCAGCTACGTCGCTACCTACCGCAGAGCCGCACCTACACGTTTGTGGAGGCGCGAAAGATCTGGTCCCGGATCGAACGCCGCCCCGTCAACTGCTGGCTCTTCAAGCGTGCTGCGTAAGTGATTGATCTGTATCGGGTTATACGTGTGCGTGTGTGCGTGCGTAGGGATAGAAGGCTTTTCTGTGTACTCCCCAAATCTATCTGGTATTTACGGAATGTTAGGAATAACTCAATGAATACAGTTACTTACAGGGACGAATCAAGCTCCATGCCACTGGTATGGGCCGGAATGTTTTCCATACCAGCACATACCAGCAATTCCGAAGTTACTGGTATGGACGAAAAACCTGCTGCAAGCCTAGTGCCACGCGGCTTTGAGCCAATCGCCAAAACCCCGACATACCAGCACATACCAGTAGCACTGGTATGCCAAAAAAATTACGCACCCCAGCAACCACGCGGGCTGCAGCTGCGCCGACTTTTCGACATACCGCGCATACCAGACGTTTTTGGGGTCACCCCGCCGTTTTCCTTTTCCGGGCCGCCCCATGCCAGCGATTTCCACTGACGAAGCCCTGATTCGGGACTGCCTAGCGCTCGACATGCTGAGCCGCTGGACGCCCCGGGAGATCCGCGAATGGCTCGCTGATCAGACTTTCCCCGACGAGTACCGCGATGACATGCGCCGCCGCCTGAACCAAATGAGAGAGGAGTACCGCAACGATGAATAGCCAAGCCCTGCAACCAACCCGCGGCAGCACCGTGTACGCCCGCTTCGACGATGCCGCAGCTGCAGCACTCGACCCCTTCTTTGCAGCCTGGAAGAAGGGCGCCGAGCTTGTCGGCGGTGAAGCGTTCCCATTTGCCCAGGGCGGCATTAAGTCCTGGGCTGACGCCCAGCTGGGCGCCCTGCCCGCGCTGCTGAAAACCCTCCACAACCTCGACCTGCCGCGCCGCGCCCTGCTGCTGACGATGATCAGCCTGGAGCGCCCCGAGCAAGTCCACTGGATCACCCGCGAGCTGGGCCTGCACTACGGCCACCTGAGCGCCGGCCAGCTGGGCGACGACGTGTTCGCCGCCACCTTCGACCTACTCCGCACCCACCACTGAAAGGAGCAACACCATGGCGACATCCATCTCCGACGCAATGAGCCAGGCACTGGCCTACCAACGGCGCCGCCCCGCAATCGAAACCGCCGGTGTGCAGGCACTGAATCGACTCACCCCGATCGCACTGCGCGACAGCGGCCAAAGCCGTGCCGTCGGGCGCTTCCTGCTGGGCCTGTACAACGGCGAGGATTTCCCCTTTGACATGACCGACCTGCGCGGCCTTGACCTTCCGGTGTTCGAGGACTGCATGAGCGTGCTGCTGATGGACTACAGCCCGGAGCTTGAGGTGCACGAGCGCGTGCCGAACGGCTTCGCTATCTGGGATCAGCTGATGGCCAAGTGGGCCCCTGAGGTAGCGCAGCAATGAGACTGACGTACTGCGCCAATGACGTCTCCGGCCACATCGATCTGCCGATCGCCTGCGTCGAGGTGATGACCGCCGAGTCCCTGGCCGAGCTGGCCGCGAGCTGCCACTGGCGCGACCACCACCCGACCGCGCTGCCAGGTGTGCTGACGCGGGTCCACCTGCAGGACCTGGACGGCAAGGAATTGGGAATGTTCGAAGTGCGGCGCGAGATGCGCCCGGTATTCACGGCCAGCGCCCTGCCCGGGCGGGGCTGAAAAGAAGGGTGTCGAGGAGCGGCAACTCCCCGACACCAACCACCAGCAAAGGAGCAACACCATGCAAGCACAACACCCAAGCGGCAGCGGAGCAAAGGCTACCACAGCACCCCGTCACCTATTGGTGACCGCCACGTCCATCGTCGGCGAGGCGCTGGTCCGCTACCAAGTAAAGAAAACCGCCGAGGCCCGCATCCGCCTGGAAAGCGTGGCCGACATGGCCCACCGGCTCGGCGAACTCACCCCGGCCGACGCCGCGGTGATCACCAAGCTGCTCGCCCAACCCTGCGCCGCGCCCCGTGCCGCTGCGCCTACTTTGAATTGAGGTGACCCATGCAGAACACCAACATCAAGCGCTACACCGTGAGTGAGTCTTGGAAGGACTACAGCGTCACCCTCGAGGTTGATCATTCGATACTGACTCCAGAGCGCGCACGCGACTATCTGTCCTTTTGGAGCGGCGGTGAAGAATTTGCGGAGGAAGAAGCAGGTGATCCGGTGCGGGGAATGATTCGCTTCTTCGGAGCGACCGCAATTAGCGAAATGCTGGCTCGATATGGCGTCATGTTCAGCAACACGGAGGCGGCCAGTTACTGGTCGGAAAGAATCCGCGACGAAGAGGGATTCGGGGGCGAAGGCGATACGCCATTCGGGCACGTAGGGATTCGCATCGTTGCGGCCGATGTTCAAGCAGTTGGATTTGACGACGTCGAGCTGGCGGAGGTGGCCCATGGTTGACTCAAGCCCGATGAACCCGACGTCAGTTGCAGTTTCCGTCGACCAGCTCCGTGCTATTCACCGCGACTTGGATGCGTGTCAAAAGGTCATTTGGCTGGCTGGCGTCCGCCCGCGTGGATACGGCTTCGATCCCGCCTACTGCAAGGATGCGCAGGCTCGGTTGCGCGAGATCGAGGTGTTGATAGAGACCGCCCCTATAGCGCAGGCCGAGCAGCCGGTCCAATACACCATAGGCGACCTGACGTACGAGAAGGTATTCAAGGCGGTAGGACTGACCAATTTGAGCGACATGCAGGCCGTTCTCGATGCAGTCGAGACGGCTATAGCGCAGGCCGCCCCGCAGCCGGAGCAGAGTGAGCTGACTGGCCAGTGCGTCATCGAAGTAGTCAGCGGCCAAGAAGGACCGAGCCTCTACATCGGCGACGGTGGAATATCGCACCGCCTATCTGGCAACAAGCCATGGGCAGGCGGCAAGACACTCCACCTTTTCACCGTTGACATCGCCGAGCTAGTCCGCGAGGCCTCCGCCCTGTCCGCTCGAGGGGGCCACCATGACCGTTGAGATCCGCACCCGCTTCACCGGCATGACCTACATGGCCACCGTGCGCGGTGAGAAACAGACGGCGAGCTGCACCATCGGTGCCCGCCACGCCGCCGAGGCGCTGGCCAGGAAGCTGGGCTTGGCGCCGGGCCGGCTCCAGGAACAACCCGACCTGCTCAACCCACGCGAGCGCACCACCTTCACCCACCCGGGTGATCTGCTCGAGGAGGTGGCCAATGGCTGACGCCATCGTCCAGGTGCTCGAGGAGGCGCCCGAAAAGCTCTGCAAAAAGTGCGACGAGCACTGGCCGGCCGATAGCGAATTCTTCTACCGGCGGGCCAGCAGCGAGGATGGGCTAAGCGATACCTGCAAGGCCTGCTATGCCGACATGCCCAGCGTGCAGAAGCGCAACCGCAACAAGCCCGGCCGCGTGCTCTCAGCGTGGGAACAACTGGACCTGGAGCGCACCGGCAGCAACGCGCCGATGTGCATGTGAGGAGAACGCCATGCTGATCGATGGACAACTGATCGCGGTACCCGAGGCGCAGCAGCGACAGGCGCGTGAGCAGCTGGATCTGCCATCCGGCTTTGCACTGGTGGAGGCGACCCAGCTACTGCAACACGAAACCGGCAACGGCGTGGTGCAAATCCCGCTGCCGCCCGGCCTGTTCGTGGTGGCCTTCGAGAACCTAACCGGCCAGCGCCGCTACGGCGTGGTGATGATGGAAGAGGTGCAATAACATAAAAACGTGCAGGCAATAACCGCAAAAGAAAGAGCGCTCCGGCGCTCTTTTTTATTGCCCGCATAACACCTGATTGCCTGCAGCCCTAGCAAACGCTCAGCCGCAACTAACTCAAACGCTCGTTACGTAACTACTTAGGTACTTACATATTGCACCGTGCAGCGCAGGATCAAAAGGACATTTGTGCTTTTGTGCTTTCTACTTAATAACGCGTTATAGAAATAACGATAGCGTCAATTAACGCAATAATGCGTTGGTCAATATTGGCTTAACAGCATCAGGAAAGGTGCGTTAAAGGCACCAATCCTGACAGAGCCCCACCGCACGGGCCTCCTAGCACGGTTTCGGCTGTGTCATCAGCCCTTCTGATAAATATTTTTCGTGGCGACACTGGAATTAGAAAGTGCTTGACGCTGCAAAAAACAACTACCTAGAATCCGTCGCACTTGAAGTCTGCCGGACAAGGAGATGCAACATGCAGAGCAAGAAGAAGTCACTGTTAGAGCTGCGGGAAGAACTGCAAGAGTGCGGGTATTCGTTATCGCTAGTCGTCGATATATCAACTTCGGATATCGAATTATCCGAGGGCGGCCGGCTTGGTTTCGTGGAATTCGGCATGGCAAGCATGCGCCGGCTGCACGCGGCCGTTGAGAAACTGGGCGATTACGCCGAGGGCAGTCTACCCAGCTGATCGAACAGGTCCTTCTGCTGGGCGCGGGTCAGGTCACGCAAGCGGTCGAATAGCAGACGGTCGACCGCCTTGGCCGAAGGGCTGAGGGTGTGGGAGAAGGTCAGATTGGCCACCCAGCTGTGGCCGCAATGGGGTTCCAGGCACTGGCAGTACAGCCGGGCGAACTCACGGGACAGTTCATCACGCGACGCGATGCGCCCTTTCCCGCCACACTCCTTGCAGTAGACCCGCATACGCCCCTCCCCAGGGTTCCGTTCTAGGAACCTATTCTGCCAGCTTCCCACTATCTGTAGTGTTTTTCTGACGCCAAAACACAACATCATGGCAGTTCGCCTGATAGAGCCTGGCACCATCAGCCCGCCGCCGGCTCGTTCCAAGCCACCCGCCGATCGGCGCGCAGCGTGGCGTTGATTTGCAGGAACAGCATGGCGATCGGGCGGATCTCGTTGTTGGTGAACACGCGGTCGATCTTCTCGATGTCGCCGAAGCCGCTGGAGTTCTCCGGCATGATGCCGGCCAGCGCCGGGTTCATGCGGTGCGCGGCGATCACGTCTGCCCGGGTGATGTTCTTGATGCGCTCGAACTCGTCCTTGGTGGCGACGTCCCCGACCGGAATGATCTGAATCGCCTTTTCGGTACCGCCCGGGATGTTCACGAACATCGAGCGGAAGTTGCCCACCCCTTTGCTGCCCTTGATCTGCTCCTGGAGCTTCTTCTCGTCCTCCTCGGTGAGGTCCGGATCGTTGGTGTAGAAGATGAAGCCCGCGTGGGCGCCGTTGTTGTAGTAGCGGCGGCGGAACAGCGTGGCGCTCTCGTTGAGTAGCAGCGAATGCATGCCGCCCAGGTAGTCGGGCACGCCGTAGACGTTCTGCTCGACGTCGTAATCCATCACGTGCTCCACCTCGTCTTCCTCGAAGTGCAGTTCCTGCCCCTTGGGCAGCAGCATCACGAAGCCCCCGCCGACCTTGCGCCGCATGTTGATCGCCGGCAGGTGCTGCAGCTCGAGCACCTGGCCGATGATGTTGCGCATGCGCTGGAAGTAGGCCTCGCCGAACACGATGAAATCGAGCGCCGCGCGGCCCATGGTCTGCGCGCTGCAGCCGACCGAGGGGCGGAAGTCACGCAACAGCAGGTTGCGCTTGAACTTCGGAATGGCGCCGTGGTGGGCGTTGGCGCGCAGCAGCTTGGCCAGCCCGGTGCGCGACACCGGCGGCGTGTAGAGGCGCCCGTCGTCGCTGGCGAACACGCCCAGGTACTGCCCCATGTTTTCGGCCAGCACCGATTCGGGCGCGCCGAACGAGAACGCCTTGGGCGCCCGGTTGGTTGGTTGTTGCTGCTGCGGTTTGCGCTTTGCCATGGCTGACCTGTTCGAGTGATGACCAGCGGCTGCGCCGCCGTTTGTTGGTGTTGAGGGGTTCATGGGCCAGCGCGTGCATGATCGCCCAGGCGATATCGGCGTGGCCGGTGGCGTCGGTGCGCGAGGCGCTGTAGGTGATCTGGCCGCTGGCGGTGGCGCCGCGTTTGATCGTCAGGAAGGCCGCGGCGATGTCGTTCCAGCCGGCGTCCCACTCGATGCGGCTGCCCTGGACGGTGTCCTGCGCCTTCAGCACCAGGGCGTTCTTCGTCTCCAGGCTGTAGTGGATCGGCGTGGCTCGCGGGAAGAAGTCGCGCACCAGGTCGAACACGCCATAGCCCACCCCGGTGATATCGATGCCGATGTGCACGACGTTGAAGCGCTCGGTGAGCTTCTTGACCTGGCCGGCCTGGTAGGTGAACGAGTGCCCCCGCCAGCTGTGTTTCTCCAGGATGCGGAACTTGCCGCCGGTTTCCAGCGGTGGCGCGACCACCACGCAGGTGGCGTCGTCGCGTGTGCGACTGGGGTCGTAGCCGAGCCAGACCGGGCTGTTGCCGAAGGGCCGCGGCGCGTTCGGGTCGGGGTCGTAGTCGGCCCACAGGCTCTGATCGGAGTAGCAGCGCTCGAGGTCGGCCAGGCTGAAAACGCTCTGCGTACTGTCGATGAATTTGCACATGTAGAGCTGATCGAAGCGGTCTTCGTCGTTCTCCAGGCGCAGGCGATCGATGTCGAAGAGATCGCAGCCTCCGGCCACGGCGTCCTCGATGGTGATGATCTTGCGCCACTGGCCGTCCGGGCAGAGCGCGCCCTGGTGAATGGCCGCTTCGCTGGGCCACTCATGCCCGAGCTTTTTGCCCCGTTTGCTGTTGCGGAACTCCTCGCCGGTCCAGAACGGGTAGGCCTGATGGGTGACGGCGCTGGGCGTGGAAAAGTAGGTTTTTCGCCACTTTTTGTGGGTGGCCATCGCGCCGGCGAGGCTGTTCAGCTTCTCGAAATCACGGATCCAGAAGTACTCGTCGATGTAGACGTGCCCGTGGTGGCCCTGGGCGGTGCTGCTGTTGGTGCTGAGGAAGCGCAGCTCGGCCCAGGGTTTGCCGTCGCGGCTGAGCACGATCGGGTTGCCGGTGAGCTGAAGGCCGAACCACTCCGCGGCGAAGGCAATGATGTAGCTGCGGAAAATCTCGGACTGCGCCCGGCTGGCCGAGAGGAACATCTGGTTGTCGCCGGTCAGCACCGCATCCATGAAGGCTTCGGCAGCGAAGTAGTAGGTCAGGCCCACCTGCCGGCTTTTCAGCACGTTGCGGATGCGGCAGGTCAGCGGGTTCTGTTTGGCGGCGAATAGCTCCTGCTGGTAGCCGAACATGTTGGCCGTGAACTTCTCCAGGAAGTCGACTTCGGAGAGGCCCGTAACGTCGTTCTTCGGCTTCTTCTCCCGCGGTCCACCTTTGCCGCCCCGCCGCTGTTGCCGCTCGCCCTGCGGCGCGTCGCGCCCCTGGTCGCGCTCCGGCGGCCTATCGCTCGCAGGCTGCATTGGCTTGGCGCATTGCTTCAGCAGGCGTTCGCGCACGGTGGTGAGGCGGTCCAGCTCGTCCAGCTCGCCCTTGGCCAGCGTGCCGGGCTTCTCCAGCAGCAGGGTGATGCGCCGGCTGACGGCGGTCAGCGGCTCCTCGTCCGTCAGCATCTCGTCCCAGCCGCCCTTGGCGATCCAGTAGTAGACGATCCGGACGTTGGGCAAGCCGAGTTCGGCCTGTATTTCGCGCGGCTTGGCGCGGCGCAGGTACAGGCGCTTGGCGGTTTCTTTGATCTCGATGGAGTAAGGCATGCGCCGCAGTCTATGCGGCGAAAAAGAGGCAAACGCGCAGATAAATTGCGGGCAATTCCTAGATTTCGCAGCTAGGAACGGGGCGAAAGCAAAGCGTTTGAGGGGTACCTGGGCGGTGCCTATGGTGGCGGCATCTGAACCCCGACAGAGCCGAAAAGTTCATGCCTCGCACCCTTGTATCTGACTGGAAACGTGTGGCCACCAGCGGCAAGACCGCCGACGGTCGGACCATCGACGCGCAGGACCTGCGCGACATGGCCGAGAGCTACGACCCCGCGCTGTATACCGCGACCATCTGGTACGAGCACATCCGCTACTTCGGCAGCCTGGGCACCGTCGCCGAGCTGAAGGCCGAAGACGTGGAAGGCGGCAAGGTCGGCCTGTTCGCTCGGCTCAAGCCCAACGAGTACCTGCTGCAGATGAACAAGGCAGGGCAAAAGCTCTTCACCTCGATCGAGATCAACCCGGACTTCGCCGACACCGGCAAGGCCTACCTGGGCGGTATGGCCGTCACCGACGAGCCCGCCAGCGTGGGCACCGAAGAGCTGCACTTCTCCCGCCGCGCGGAGAAGGGCAATTACTTCGCCAACCTCGAGCCGCTGGGCGAGCTGATCGCCGCGCCCGACACGGACGAAGCCGCCGCCCTTTCCTTCTTCACCCGTCTGTTCAGCGCCCTCGGCAAGGGCGGTCACGAATCCCCCGCAACCCCCAAAGACGAGAGCACCCCAATGGATCCGAAAACCGTGCAGGCCTTCGCCGCCGCGGTGGACAAGCTCGGCACCGTGGCCACCAGCCTGGAAACGAGCGCTGCCACCTTTGCCGCCAAGCCCACCGAGCCCGAGAAGCCCGCCGTCACCGAGCCGGAAGCCGGCAAGGACGGCGACAAGGCCACCGGTATCACCGCCGAGCAGTTCAACAGCCTGAAAACCTCGCTGGATGACCTGACCGAGAAATTCAACACCGCGCTGAACCAGGGCAAGGGCAAAGACGTGCCCAACACCACTGGCGCTGCTGACGACGAAACCCAGAAGGTCTACTGATATGAGCCTGAGCCAAGCAGCCCGCCTGAAATTCAGCGCCCTCGCCGTTGCGATCGCCACCACCTATGGCGTGGAAACGGTGCGCGAAGAATTCAACGTCACGCCGACCCACGCGCAGACGCTGAACGAAAAGATCACCCACAGCTCGGCCTTCCTGTCCCGGATCAACGTGATTCCGGTCAGCGAGATCAAGGGCGAGAAGGTGATGCTGGGTACCAGCGGCACGGTGACCGGCCGTACCGACACCAGCAACGCCGACCGCGTCGCTCGCAACGTGCTGGGCCTGGACGGCCAGGGCTACGAGCTGTTCGAAACCCACAGCGACGTGGCGCTGAAGTACGCCAGCATCGACGCCTGGGCCAAGTTCCCGAACTTTCCGCAGCGCTATTCCGCCGCGGTGCAGAAGCAGATCGCGCTGGACCGCATCATGATCGGCTGGAACGGTACCAGCGCTGCCGCCACCACTGACCGCGTAGCCAACCCGCTGCTGCAGGACGTGAACAAAGGCTGGCTGCAGATCGCCCGCGAGCAGGCGCCGGAGCAGGTGCTGGCCCAAGGCGCCAAGGTCGCCGGCAAGATCCAGATCGGCGCGACCGGCGACTACGCCAACCTCGACGCCCTGGTGCACGACGTGTCCCTGATGATCGACGAGGAGTTCCGCGACGGCGGCGATCTGATCGCCATCGTCGGCCGCGAGCTGCTGGCCCACGACAAGGCCAAGCTGTACGCCGCCCAGGGCGATACCCCGACCGAGAAAGAGCGCATCGAGATGGCCCAGGTGATCGCCACCTACGGCGGTCTGCCGACTTTCACCTGCCCGCACTTCCCGGGCAAAGGCGTGGTGGTCACCAGCTGGGACAACCTGTCCATCTACTTCCAGGACACCAGCTGGCGTCGACACATCCAGGAGAACCCCAAGCGCTCCCAGGTTGAGGATTACAACAGCCGCAACGAGGGCTACGTGATCGAGCAACTGGGCAAGTTCGCGGCCATCGAGTCCGCCAACGTGGAGTTCGTCTGACATGAGCCTGGCCCTAGCCCATAAGCGCCGCGTGCGCGAACAGGGTGCGGCAGCAGCGGCCACCGGTGCGCGGGCTTACACGCCCGCCACCGCCCTGGCCGGCCCTGCCAACGCCCAGAAGCACCTGGCCTTGATGACCACCGCGATGGATGCGGACCTGGAGCGCATCAGTGCCATCAACAGCCGCGAGGCACGCCAGGCACTCAAGCGCGACGAGCTGCTGCCCAAGTACCTGGACTACGTGCAGCGCTACCGCGAGTCGGGCCTGAACCACCCGAACCCGGTGCTGATGCAGGTGCTGGTGTGGTTGTTCGATACGGCGCAGTTCGAAGCCGGCATCGAGCTTGCCGACTTCGCGATTGGGCAGGGCCAGCAGCTCCCGGATCGCTTCAAGCGTGACGTGCAGACCTTCGTCGCCGACGAGCTGATCGACTGGGCCGAGGCCGAGCACAAGGCCGGCCGCAGCCCGGAACCCTACGTATCACAGCTGCTGCCGCGTGTGGATGGCAACTGGGACGGCTTCAAGCAAGGCGGCGAATCCGAGCGCCCCGCCCCCTGGCAGCTGTTCGAGCGCATCCCGGCCCGCTACCACAAGTTGCTCGGCGTGCTGGCAATGGAGCGTAAGGACTGGGCCCCGGCTGTTGCGCACCTCAACCGTGCCACCGAGCTGTACCCGGAAATCGGCGTGAAAACGCGCCTTGAAGGTGCCGAGAAGGCGCTGCGCAAGCAGCAGGCCGAAGCCGGTACCGCGTAACCAGCTACCCCCCCCCAGCGGGGCCTGCCCAGGTGTTCCGGCTTTGAGCCAGTACCACCCGACGCAGTCACCCCGCCCTATTCGAGCGGCCAGCGATGAGCTTTTCAGGTAAACCGACCACCCTGGTGGACCAAGCGATAGAGAACGACGGCTTCTGGCCTGACCTCTCCGTCGCCGAGTTCCAGAAGGGCTACCGCCTGCCGGCGGAGTACCTGAGCGAGCTGCTGGCCGAGGGCATCGCCTTCGCCATGGGCGAAGTGAACGTCGACCTGGCCAAGCGCAAGGCGGATTGGCAGGTGGCGGGCGTCACCAGCGTGGAAAGTGCGGACCCCATGGTCCTGCCGGAGCGCACATTTCACGTAGCGACGTACAAGCGCGCCGTGTACTGCCGCACCAAGGCCTACCTGCTGCAGCAGTTCGCCACGGTGAACCGCCGCGAGTCGGCCGAGAACATCGCCAAGGAATCACCCGCCACCGAGGACAAGTTCCTCGCCTTCAGCCAACAGGCCGTGCGCCTGCTGCAGGGCCGTGGCCGGATTACGGCGGTGCTGCTGTGAACAAGCTCCGCGCCCTGACCACCTTTCTGCTCGAGCGCCGTTTGGTCGCTCCGGAACAGCTCGACAGCTGGGCCGAGCAGGTCACGCTCAACCTCACCTGGAAGCCCGACCTGGACGGCCTGCACCTGGGCGACATGCGCTACCGCGCGGTGATCGTGATGGAACGCTTCGCCGACCACCCGGGCCGGCTGATGGCCCTGCTCGGCAGCTGGCTGGAGAACCACGACCCCGACCGGGACGACGATTTGCCGGCGCCGACCTTCGACATCGAGCAGCTGGACAACGACCTGGCCGACGTTGAGCTGACCCTGGAATTCGTCGAACCGCAGTACCTGGCCGAAGCCGATGACGGCGAGATCGAGGCCTTCGGCAAGCGCTGGGCCTTCGTCCCGTTCGACCTGTGGATTGCGGAGCACGGGGAGGTGGCCAGTGGCAGCCAGTAACCCGTTCAACCTGGACGTGCGCGGCCAGCTCGACGTGGCCGCCCAGCTCGCGCTGCTGGACCTGCCGCCCAAGCTGCGCCGCCGGCTGATGAACCGCACCGCCCTGCGCATTCGTACCGGGTGGCGCAAGCGCGTCCGTGAACAGGCCGACCTGCACGGCAGCGCCTTTGCTCCCCGCGCTCGCAAACGCAAGAAAGGCCAGAAGCCAAAGATGCTGACCGGCCTGGCCACCGGACTATCCGTGGTGCGCCTGACAGAGGACGCCGCCGAGCTGGGCTGGGGCAAGCGCAAGACCGCGATGATCGCCGGTATCCACAACGCTGGGATGGTGCAGCGCCGCACCGCCGGCCAGATGCGCGCCTTCAGCCGGGTCACCCCGCTGATGGCGACCGCCGAGCAGGCCAAGCGCCTGCGCCGGCTCGGTTTCAAGATCCGCGCCGGCAAGACCAAGCGCGGCGGCCAGCGCTGGCTGCGGCCGTCCTCGGACTGGATCGTCCAGAACATCAAGTACAGCCAGGCGGGCCTGCTGATTCGCCTGCTCAAGCAAGAGAAACCCGGCCCCACCAGTTGGGAGATCGAGCTGCCCAAGCGCGAGTTCTTCGGCGTGGCCAACCAGCAGGAAGTCAACGAGCTGATCGCCTACCTGCTCCCGCAAATCCTTAACTCACCCCGCTAGCGAGGCACTGCATGGCACTCGGCAAAGTCAGCGTCAACAATCTCAACCTCGGCCAGGGTGCCGTGACCGAGATCGAGCGCTATTTCCTTTTCATCGGCCCGGCCGCGGCGAACGTCGGCGAGCTGATCCCCCTGAACACCCAGAGCGATCTGGACGCGGCGCTGGGCGAAGCCGACAGCGACCTGAAGCGCCAGGTCACCGCGGCGCGCCTGAACGGCGGCGACCGCTGGGCCTGCCTGGCTGCGCCGATCGACGCGGTAGCCGGCAACTGGCAGGACGCCCTGGAGTACTCCCAGCAGCAGGGTTTCTCGGTCGAGGCGGTGGTGATCACCTCGCCGGTGACCAGCGGCGCCGAGCTGAGTGCGATGCACGACGCCGCGGTGATGCTGAACAGCACCTACGGCCGCCGCGTGTTCGTGATGGCGGCAAGCGCCGGTTGCGATCCGGACCTGCAGACCTGGAACCAGTACCTGATCGAGCAGCGCGCCATTGTCCAGGACCTGGCCGCGCCGCGCGTGCTGGTGGTACCGCAGCTGCACGGCAACGACCTTGGCGTGCTGGCCGGGCGCCTGGCCAACGCCGCAGTAAGCATCGCCGACAGCCCCATGCGCGTGGCCACAGGCGCCGTGCTGGGCCTGGGCGAAACGCCGGTGGACGTCGACGGCATCCCGCTGCCTTCGGCCATCCGCGCCGAGCTGGACAGCGCCCGTTTCAGCGTGTCGCAGACCTACCCCGACTACCCGGGCGTGTTCTGGGGCGACGGCAACATGCTCGACGCGCCGGGCAGCGACTTCCAGGTGGTGGAGTACCTACGCCTGGCGGACAAGGCCGCGCGCCGGGTGCGCATCCTGCTGATCCAGCGGGTCGCCGACCGCCGCCTGAACAGCACCCCCAATTCCATGGCCGCGGCCACCAGCGCGCTGATGGCGCCCCTGCGCGCCATGTCGCGTTCGGTGCAGTTCGCCGGCCAGGTGTTCCCGGGCGAGATCGAGCCGCCGAAAGACGGCGACATCGTGCTGGTGTGGCAGAGCAAAACGAAGGTCGAGGCCTACCTGAAGCTCAAGCCCTACAACTGCCCGAAAGACCTCACGGCGAACATCGCCCTCGACCTTTCCAACGACGATTCGGAGTAAGCCCGCATGGCACGTATCGGTGGCAAAAACTTCGACGTGAACCTGGGCGACCTGCTGGTTCACGTCGAGAGCTGCACCCTGGACATCACCGACAACACCGCGGTGGCGCAGGACAAGGGCGTGCCCAACGGGCACGTGGACGGCGATGTTTCCGCCGGCGGCGAGATGGAATTCGACACCGCCAACTTCAACCTGCTGATCGAGGCCGCCAAGCGCGCCGGCAGCTTCCGCCAGCTCGATCCGTTCGACTCGGTGTTCTTCGCCAAGGCCGGCGAGGAGGAGCTGCGCGTGGAGGCCTTCGGCTGCAAGTTGAAGGTATCCAGCCTGCTGAACATCGACCCCAAGGGTGGCGAGAAGAGCAAGCACAAGGTGCCCTTCGACGTTACCAGCCCGGACTTCATCCGCATCAACGGCGTGCCGTACCTCGCCGCTGAAGAGATCGAGGGCCTGCGCTGATGGCGGACTGGGTCGATCGCGCGGTTGACCGCGAAGAACGGGAGCTGGAGCGCGCCCTGGCCGCCCAGCTGGCCCGCTCACCGAACGGCCCGAGCCTGCACCACTGCCAGGACTGCGACGAGGAGATCCCCGCCAAGCGCCGCGCGCTGGGCGGGGTGACCCGCTGCACCCCGTGCCAAACCCTTTTCGAGAAGCGAGCCACCCGATGAGCAAGAGCCCCTGGCCGAACTTCAGCTACGCCGAGTTGCGCTGCAAATGCGGTCGCTGCGGCAGCGACGGCACCGAGATGGACCCAGCCTTCATGGAGGCGGTGCAACAGCTGCGCACGCTGTACGGCCAGCCGCTGGTGATCAGCAGCGCCTACCGCTGCCGCCAGCACCCGGTGGAGGCGCGCAAGACCAAGCCCGGCGCGCACAGCACCGGCGCGGCGCTGGACATCGCCTGCAGCGGTGCGGCGGCGGTTTCCATCCTGCGCCTGGCCATGACGCTGCCCTTCACCGGCATCGGCGTTCAGCAGAAGGGCAGCGGGCGGTTCATTCACCTGGACATGGCGCCGGCCGAGCAGCTGCCCCGCCCGATGATCTGGAGCTACTGACCATGAAGTACTCGTTCAAGACCCAGCTGTTGGCCTGCGCGCTTGCCCTGGTCACCACCCTCGGCATTGCCGCCTGCGCCGGTAGCAACCCGGTGGCCACCGCCGCCGGCACGCTGGTGAGCCGCTACTGCGCGGCGCCGGAGATCGGCCGCAGCGTGCTGCGCGAGGCGATCGCCACCAGCACGGCG